CTCTCCCAGGTCGAAGCCGCCATGCGCGAGCAAGACCGCATCGACTCCTTCCGCTCCGCCGCTGGCTGGGAGGGCGACGAGGGCGGCTGGTACGCCCCCTGCGGGATGCACGAATCCGATTGGGAACTCGAGGGCTACCCCTTCCCCGAAGACCCCAAGTACGCCGCCTGGGCCTCGGCCTTCTACCACTACGAGGCGCTCGACGCTGCACCTGTCACCCCATGAAATTCCACCTCCCCTCGCTCCAGGCGGCGGCCCACATCGCCTCCGCCTCCCAGAAAGAGCGCTACCCCCTGCGCCTGGTGCAGGTCGTGCGCCGCCCCGGCGGCGGCCACCGCTACCTCGCCACCTGCGACGGCCACATCGCCATCGCCTGCGACCACCACTGCGAGCAGAGCGTCTCCGCGACGCGCGCCGGCACCTTCGAGACGCAGACGCACCGCGTCCCCCTCGAAGACACCCAGCTCCCCGAGGGCGTCGTCACCTTGATCTGGGCGGACAGCGTCCCCAAGCGCAGGCCCACCCAGCGCGAGATCGCCGACGACAGCGCCTGGATCCCCGAGAGCGATCTGCGCACCTGGCGCATTCTTGACGGTGACTCCCGCCTGGAGATGCTGCCCGGCGACCGTATCCCCGGCGACCCAGGCACTACGACCCTGCTCGACATCCCGCGCCTGCACAAGCTCCTGCGCGAGTTCGTGCCCGGCAACTACGTCGCCGGCACCTCCGCCCGCGTCAACGGTCGCTACCTCGGCCTCCTCGCCCGCGCCTCCGAACTCCTCGCCCGCGCCGTGCTGGTCAAGAGCATCCACGGCGACCTCTACGGCGACACCCCCTCGCTCGAGTTCTTCACCGACCACCCCCTCGAGGGCGCCCCGGTCCTGGTCGACCTCACCGCCCAGCGCTGGGACGACCCCGACGCCTTCACCGCCTGGGCCCAGCTGATGCCCATCCAACGCCGCCGCGAAGGCATCCGCGGCAAACAGCCTTCTGCCGGCTTGGCCTGTTCCGTTTAGGTTGGCCTGCCGACCTGTTCGCTCAGGACAAGGCCCGAGGGGCGCGTCTCGGCACAACGCGCATTCATCCACGCATTGACCTCAGCCAAGTGACCTACACCGCACCTAACCGCGTCTCCCAGGCCTACGCCGCCGACGGCAAGGGCCCTGCTGTTTACGGCCGCTACCGCGATCGTGGCTACGCAGTCAACCCCCTGATCGACCGGGTGGGCACCGCCATCCCCGAGAACGTATCCGCCTCCGACGCCTTTGGTATCGCGGGCCTCGACTGGACCGCCGACAAGCGCCCCGCCTTCTTCATGGGAGCCGACGGTCCGCGCCCCGCCAACGACCACTGCGCCATCGTCCGCAGCGACAACGACACGTTGTTGGGTATTCACGGCGCCTCCTACACCCCGGTCCAGAACAGCGCCCTGGTGAACCTCCTCGACTACCTGCGCGAGGACATCACCATCGAGAACGTCCTCTCCATCCGCCAGGGCCGCAAGATCTTTGCCACCGCATCGATCCACACAGAGAGCGAGGTGCTCCCCGGTGACAAGGTGCGCCGCTACCTGCACCTGTTCAACTCGCACGACGGCTCGAGCAGCTTTGGCGTGTTCTTCTCCGACGTGCGCTTGGCCTGCGCCAACCAGCTTGCTTACCTCACTGGTAAGGCAGTGGGCAACGCCGTCTCCAACGGCAACGGGCTCCGGCGCCGCCACACCGCGTCGGTGACCGACTTCGCCAAGCAGCTCCCCGCGTTGATCGACCTGGAGCGCCGAAGCTTCCGCCGCTCGATTGACGAGCTTCGCTCCCTGACCAATGTGCAGCTCACCCCCGAGCTCGCCCGTCGCGTCCTGGAGCAGACCTTCGCCGACAAGCTGGCCACACCCATCAAGGACCGCGCCAGCGGCGCTTCCCGCCCCCGGCTCCTCTCGGACCTCAAGGAAGTCGAAACGATCCGCGGCCACTTCGCGGGTGACACCGGCCTAGGTATTCGCGACCTGCCCGGTTGCGCCGGCACTCTCTACGGGCTTTACAACGCCATCACCCAGTTCGAGACACACGACACCGGTCGTGCGAAGGACGAAACCGAGCGCGCCCGTGCTCGCCTCGAGTCCCTCTGGGGAGGCACCAGCGCGAAGCGCATCGATCGCGCACGGCAAGCTTGTCTTGCCCTGGTCTGAACGGAGGGGCAACCTCGCCCCTTTCCCTTCGACTGCATCCACGTCTTACCTGATGTCCACAAGCAACAACGTGATCGTTTCCCGCAACCAAAGCCTCATCGCCTGGCTCGAGGACAAAGGCATCCACGCCCCTGTCGTCGAGCACGCCACCGCCGGCGACGTCGCCCACAAGCACGTCTACGGCATCGTCCCCTTCTGGATGGCGGCCTTCGCCGACACGGTCTCCGAGATCAACATGCCCGGCCTCGACCGCGCCGAGCGCGACCGCTTCAACCGCGGCGTCCTCACCGTCCAGGAGATGGACGCCGCCGGCGCTGAGCTGGTGACGTACCGCGTCCGCCGAGTCTGACGCCTCGCCACCCCGACCAACCGCGCCAGAATGACCAAGCGGGGCTCGCCGCACCCACGCGACGGCGCCCGCCCCCGAGATTGTTTCCTGCGTTTTTGACATGGAATCATCCATGGCAGGTTTTGCTGCGTATGAACTTATGCAGATCGATACAGGTATAGCTCTTTACACCACATTTGCCACAACAACTGAAATCCTCAGAGCCAATGCAAACCTTCGCCAGCGGGGGATCCCCTCCCGCTTCATCCCGGCCGGCGCCTACACGATGCCGTCCCTGCACCACTAGGTACGTCATCCGCACCGAGCACGGCTTCCTCGCCGCCTGCACCGGCATCGGTGGCATCCCCGTCGAAGAGGTTCCTGACCCCTTCGCTGCGGTCCGCTTCGCGGACCTCGACACCGCCGCGCTTCGCGCTCGGGCTCTTCTCAAGCTCGGTTGGACCCAGCTGCGCATCGTCGCGCTCCGCGTCCCTTTGTTCTGACCCCATCGACATAGCCAACACCATGTCTGCTTCCTTCTGGACTTCCCTCGCTTCGTACTGCAACGAGCTGGCCCCGGTGGCCGGCCCCCTGCTCGGCGCCATCGGCGAGACCGCCAACGCCGTCGACCGCGCCGGCCGCCAGACGCAGTCACTGCGCGCCTCGTCTCGCACCCTCGAGGCCGATCTTCTGGCCACCGAGGACGACTTCTGACACCCGCGCCTGCGCCATGACTCCCGACGATCTGACGGTCGACTACTACGTCGACTCCCACGGCCACGACTGCTACCGCATCTGCCACCCCGAGAGCGGCCTCTGCTCGATCGTCTCGTCGGCCCACCTGATCGAGGAGCGCAAAACGCAGCTGCTCCGCCGCTTCACCCCTACCCCCACGCCATGACCATCGATCCCTCTCGCGAACAACGCCGCCAGGCCTACCTTGACGCTCTCTATGAGCGCAGCGGCCGAACCTGCAGCACCTACACCGGCCTGTACCAAGAACGCATTGCGCAGTTGATGGAACGGGATGTGGATGAGTTGCTTGGCGAAAAGAACACATGAGCGATCTATTCGGCATCTTGCTCCTTTTAGTTTTTGCGGCTCTTTTCGTTATCCTTGCTGGTTTTGCGGCTTTTGTGTGGCTGCAGGTTCTGGCAGGTTTAGAGGAGCGTCGCAATAAGCAGCGTCGTGAATCTCGTTTTTAGTGACTTGCACTAATCACCCATGACACAACAACACCCCATCACCCCACCGCTAGAGCTGGTGCAGCAGTGGGTTGCCGAAATCTGGCATGAAGGCACACCCGTCCGCGTCTCACTCAGCGATGAGCACATCGCCACCCGCGCCGCCCAATGGGGAGCAGATCAGGAACTGGAAGCGTGCTGTGAGTGGTTGCATAAAGACAACTGCAGTCGTGCAGCTCATCGCCTCCGCGCTGCCCGCCGCCCCAAGCCGCCGAGCTTGAAGGAACTGGCGCTGGAAACTCTGCTTTCTATGCAGATTCAGCCTTGCGTGATTAACGGCATCAATACCAACGCAGATCTGATGGCAAAGTACGACATTCTCCGCCGCGCTCTTGAATCAATCCCCGATCACACAAGTCAGGAGGTCTAATGGCCACGGTTCATGTTGTCATGAAACAACGCCAAAATCCGATTGCTCGCTTCGCAGTACTCCCCCATGAGATACACCCGACAAGGGAAGCGGCATGGGACAGAGCTGAAGAGCTGAACAGTAAGTCCAGGACCAACCTTTACTGGGTCGAACCGGCACCTTTGATCCAACCGACCAGTGACTTGCTCTAATCACCCATGACACAACAACATCCCATCACTCCGTCGTCGGAGCTAGTGCAGAAATGGATTGAGGAAGGACCTCCTCTAGACCAACCAAAGTTCGTCGCTCACTTCATTGCCACCCGCGCCGCCCAGTGGGGCGCAGATCAAGAGCTGGAGGCGTGCTGTGAGTGGATTCACGGCGAAACTTCTGACGAGTGTTTTGTTGCCAACCTCCGCGCCGCCCGCCGCCCGAAGCCGCTGAGCTTGAAGGAACAGGCGCTGGAGCAACTAGATGGAATTGCAGCCGTATTCCTTGCTTCTCACGGCGGCAATCTCGTGTGTGACACCATCCGCCGCGCCCTTGAACAACTTCCCGACCCGTCGTAGTGAATCTGACTGATCACCCTTATGGCTGACCATTTTGGGGAGATGCACAAAATGGCTCCCGCCGACTTTGATGCTTTGGCGAAGCGCCTGCAGCAACCGGGGCGATATGACCCCAAAGTCGCCAAAGTCCTATCTACACCTGCGCCTTGGGATACCAAGTGCGACAAAACCTCTACACCTGATGACTAATGGCTGACTTTCGTGCGTTGTGCGCTGAGCTACTGGCCAGCTACGAAGACACTTTTGTTATCTCGGAACCAAGCGACGATCCCTTGGTGCAACAAGCCCGAGCCGCCCTGGCCCAGCCCGAGCCGGAGGGGCCGACGGATGAGGAGTTGCTGAAACTTGCCAATGAATGGGACTCTGGTTATGAAAGCATCGAGTTTGAGTTCATAGCTGACTACGCCAAAGCTGTCCTGCAACGCTGGGGCCGTCCCGCCATCAAGCCGGTGCCCGTAAGCGAGCGGCTGCCGGGACTGGAGGATTGCGATGCGGAGGGAAGGTGCTGGTGGGGGCGCCCATCGGAGGAGCTGTGCAATTCGGACTGGTTTCTCGCGACACACGCCGAGGTTGATGAGTTTTGCGACGCCTGGCCTCCCATTGTGTTCCTTCCCCACTGGGCATTGCCGGTTCCTACCGCAGCCTGACACCTCCGAAAGTAAGTAGCCGCCCCGTCTACACCCACTCCGCACCCCCGCATAACGTCATAACGATGTCGTCAAAGCGCCTCGAAACCAAAGTCTTCCTCACCCCCACCGAGCGCGAAGCCCTCGACCGCGAAGCGGCCCGGCTCAAGATCACCCGTGGCCAGCTCATCCGAGAGCGCGCAACCGGCTCCTCCCTCGGGGCACAGCCTCCGAGCCCGGCGACCTACGCCCGGGCCGTCGAACGCGCCGCTCGCACCGTCTCCGGCGTACCTCGCCCCCACCTTGAAGCGATCGTCGCCGCTGTTGTCTGCACCTTGAGCGAAGCCGCTTAGCGCGAAACATCTCGTTCATTCCTGACTAGACTTTGACCAGATCAGGAATATCTCAGCAGAACTCGGAAGATGCCCGCACGAAACGCTTCCTTCATCGACGGCCTCCGCGAGAACGAGCGCATGGCAGCTGAGCTGCTCGCCCGCGGCAAGACCTGCCGGGAAGTCGCCCGTGCTCTGGGCATCTCCGAGCGCGCGCTCTACAACTGGCGCAAACGCCCGGCCGTCCAACGCGCCATCTACGCCCTGCAGCAGGAGCTGATCGACACCTCCGAGTCCAAAGGCCTCGCGCTCATGCCGGAGGCGATCACGACGCTGACCGCGATCATGAACGACCCCTCGGCGCGTGCTGCAGATCGCATCGCCGCCTCCCGCGCCCTGCTCAACGGCGCCGCCGCCTACCAGGAGCGCAAGATGCTCGAGCGCACCGTCTCCGACCTCGAGGCCCAGATCTACGGTCTCCTCCAGGTGCCCGGCGTCGAAGTCCCCCAGAGCGGCGACGCCGCCCCCGACGCCGGCGACGACCTCGACCTCCTCAAGAGCGCTGACCCCGAGGACGCCCCTGGGGAATGACCGCCTCCATCGCCCAGCTCCAGCGCCGGGCCGACAAGCTCCGCCTCGAGCTCGCCCGGCGCAAAGCGCGCTCCGCCAACTTCAACCCGGCCATCGCCCCGACAAAGCTCCCCGGCGTTGACGACTGGCCGTCGTTCGCACGACGAACTTGGATCCGCACCGCCGGCACCGTCGCCCCGTTCGACCCTTACGACTACCAGATCGATCTGGTGCGCTCCATCAACACGCACCCCAACACGATCATCAACAAGTCCCGCCAGATGGGCGCCTCGGAGACGGTCTGCTCCTACCTGCTCTGCCGGGCCCTCACCGAGCGCGGCTTCGCGGCCGTGGTCTTCTCCAAGACGCAGCAGGACGCCTCCGACCTCGGCCGCCGGGTGCGTGCCATGGCCAACAGCATCGAGGGCGAGTCGATTCGCTACCTGACTGACTCCAACACCCAGATCGCCATCGAAGGCCGAGGCACGCTCTACTTCCTTCCGGCCTCACCCCGCGCCGCCCGCGGCATCCCAAGCGGCTCGGTCCTCTTCATGGACGAAGGTGCCTTCCTCGACGGCGCGGCCGAGATCTACCGCGGCGCCGTTCCCATCCTCTCGATGGTGGGCGAGGCGGCCAAGGTGATCGTCACTTCCACCCCGGACACCGAGCTCGATTGGTTCGGCCAGCTCTGGCACCAGGGCACCCCGCCCGACTGGTACGACTACGTCAAGCGCCGCGACATCTCCGGCCTCAACGCCCTGCTGGCCCAGGTCGGCGACACCTGGAACCGCGTCGCCATCCACTACTCGCAACACCCGATCTACGGGGCTGACCCCGACTGGGCCCGCAAGACGCGCGAATCGCGCCGGATGACCCAAGCCGCATGGGACTCCGAGTACGAGCTGGCGTTCGGGGCCACCGACACGCAAATCTTCCCCAGCGCCCTGGTCCGCCGCGCCGCCCGCGGCCACTTCCGCGAGTGCGGCACCATCGGTCGCACCTACGTGATCGGCGTCGACCCCAACGCCGGCGGCAACGACTACTTCACAGCCATCGTCCTGGACATCACCGAGCGCCCCTACGAGGTCGTAGGGATGTACCACGAGAACGGCAAGAGCACCGATTACAGCTTGCGTCATGTCAAAGCCTTGATAGACGA